TTAGGTACGAGATAAAGCCATACCCTAAGTTGCCAGAAAAGAGAGAGGGAAAATGACAAAGCTAGAAACCCAAGATAATCAAAAAGAAATTGTCTTTGATGATGAGTGGTATGACCTACATCGCAGTAGCTCACCACTTGAGTCCAAGGTAGTTGTATCCGAGTTGGCACAAGAGGCAATCAAAAGTTTCGACTATCAAACTGACGGCACAACCACCTTCTATCCATACCTGTCACCTACGCTGCCAGAAACCTTTGGCATCGGTGTCATAGTCGGTGCGAGTGGTACAGGTAAGTCAACTCTGCTGAAGTCATACGGATCATCCGAACCTCACACTTGGGATGACAGAGCCATAGTTGATTACTTCGACACACCTGATGAGGCAAGAGAGAAACTATTTGCTGTCGGACTTACCTCAATCCCAACTTGGTTCAAGCCCTATGCAGTCTTATCTAATGGTGAGAAGTTCAGGGCTGACCTTGCAGTCAGACTAAAAGACAATGCAGTCATTGACGAGTACACATCAGTAGTTGATAGAAACATCGCCAAGGCAGCCAGCAAGTCATTTAGAAAATACATCTCTGACAATCGAGTAACTGGTGTAGTCATAGCTACTGTGCATCGTGACATCCTTAGCTATCTTGAGCCTGATTGGATCATAGATACTGATGCTGGAATGTACGCAGTCAAGCCAAGGGAGTGTCTTTGGCGTGAACAAGTGGTGGCAGAAGTACACGAAGTCCAACCTGCCCTTTGGAACATTTACGCTAAGCACCACTACCTCACAGCGAACCTTTCACCATTCGCTAGGTGTTTCGCAGCCATCATCGAAGGTAGTCCAGCAGCCTTTTACGCAGTCATCAGCTATCCAAGTGGAACAGTCAAGAACGCATTTCGAGGGCATAGATTGGTAACTCATCCTGACTATCAAGGTCTAGGTGTTGGGCCAAGGTTGGCAGACTTTGTGGCACAGGCTTACATCAACGAGGGTAAGAGATTCTTTGCCAAGACAGCTCACCCAAGACTAGGTGAGTACAGAGAGAGAAGCATTGAGTGGAAGCCGACAACCAAGAATAAGAGATACAGAACTGATGTTGCCTCAGATGCTCAACGCCAACTCAGACGGCAAAGGTTTGTAGATTGGACTATGAACCCCAATAGACTGACTTATAGCCATGAGTACATCGGGATCACCAAGACCTAATGCCGCTAGATGAACACACGCAGGGATTCCTAGATGCGTTGGCTCGCATAGATGCTAGAAAAGAAAGAAAAGAAATGCCTACATACGATTACAAGTGCAACACCTGTGACCTAAAGATGTCGGTCATCCGAGGGATACAAGAGCCTGAGAGAACACCACTCTGCACCAACTGTGCCAAAGACTTAGTGAGAGTGTATGACCCACCAGCAGTAACCTTCATGGGTATCGGTTGGGGTAAGGATGGGTAGGTTCCCTAAACCTTGTCTAGTCTGTGGTCAATTAACAAAGGGGCTAAGTAGGTGTGACCAGCACCAAGCTGAGTGGCAGACCATAGAGAACCTCAGACTCAAAGAGATGAAAGCTCGCAGACCAAACCTATACGATAGCCAGTACCGCAAGAAGGCAAAAATAATAAGAGAATCTGCTACCTACTGCCACCTATGCCACGAGCCAGCCCGCCCCAACGACCCATTCACTGCTGATCACATAATCGCAGGAAATAAAGATAGTCCTTTAGCACCCGCACACAGGTCTTGTAATAGTCGCAGGGGGAGTAAGCCACTTGCCTAGTCTGTTATGCCCTCTAGTAGCCCCCTACCGCCTTACTGGGGGGTGGGTCGGAAGCCCAGTGAACACGCTTATGTATCACCCCGACCGAATGGAAACGTGCATCTCCGCAGTTCAAAACCATCGGGGGTAAGCTAGACCTATGCCAAACCCACCAAAGCCAGCCGAGCTAAAGATGATTCAAGGCAATCCTGGCAAGCGTTCGATACGCACCAATGACGCTATTGCCCCACTTGAGTACGGCTACATTGAGCCACCTATTGAGCTTGGTGAGGTAGGCAAGCAGTTCTGGGATTCAATCTTTGGAGCAGGTGAGCTTTGGATCAGCATAAAGACTGACACCCAATTAGTTCAACTTGTCTGTGAGCAACTCGACAGGCGTGAGCTAATCAAGCAACAGATACAGGCAGACCCAACCGACCCTACTTGGTATCGCCAAGCTAACGAGGTTGAAAAGGCCATTGTTACTGGACTGTCTTTGCTAGGTTTCAGCCCTGCTGACCGAACACGCCTTGGCTTAGTATCTGCCAAGACCAAAACCAAACTAGAGGAAATCATTGCCAAGCGACAAGCCAAGCAGTAGCTGGCCCCCACGCTGGCTAACCCCTGTACCCCAAGAGGCCATTGACAAAGGTGACGGCGATTTAGCTGTTGAGTTTGCTGAAGCCTTTGGGACTATCGGTAAAGACGGAATAGCTGGTCGGACAGGGGAGGCACTACGCCTAAGACCTTGGCAAAAGGAACTAGTCAGGCGCATCTTTGCCAGAGATTCAGATGGTGGACTAAGGGCAAGAGTGGCACTTGTAGGCACACCCAGGAAATCAGGCAAGAGCGCATTGGCGTCAACGCTGGCTCTTTACAGTCTGATTGCTGAAGGCATCGAGGGAGGCGAAGTCGTGGTGGCCGCTGCCGAGAAAGAACAAGCTCGCATTATTTTTGGTGAAGCTAAGCGCATGGTCGAGGCTAGTGAGCTATCAGAGCTTTGCACGCTGTATCGAGATGCTATCTATGTACCATCAACCAACTCTGTGATGAAGGTTCTATCAGCCGAGGCTTACTCAAAAGAAGGTCTGAATGTTAGCCGAGCGATTGTGGATGAGATCCATGCTCACAAGAATCGAGAACTATTCGATGTGCTTTCACTCTCAATGGGTAACCGAGGCAAGCTGGCTCAGCTACTAGCGGTTACCACAGCCGGTCAAAAGACAGACATGACAGGCCAAGACTCAATCGCTTACAGTCTTTACCAGTACGGCAAGCGAGTATCAACTGGTGAGGTAGTTGACCCAACATTCTTTATGTCTTGGTGGGAAGCTGAGCCAGAGGCAGACCACAGACTTGAAACCACTTGGGAATCAGCTAATCCTGGATATAACGATCTAGTTGCTAAGGATGACTTTGCCTCAGCAGTCAATAGAACACCTGAGCCAGAGTTTAGAACCAAGCGACTCAACCAATGGGTTAGCTCGCTCAATGCTTGGCTACCAACTGGTAAGTGGGAACAGCTAGATGCCGAGATAGAACTTGACCCTGACCAGCCTGTCATCGTTGGCTTTGACGGCTCTTTCAATGGTGACTGCACAGCCCTGACCTACTGCACAATTCCTAAAGATGATGAGTTCCCTCATGTCGGACTAATCAGGGTTTGGGAGAAACAGCCAGAGGATACCGATGATTGGCGTGTTAGCACCTCAGAGGTCGAGGATGAGATTATCCAATTCTGCCAGAAATACAATGTAAAAGAGATAGCCTGTGACCCTTTCCGCTGGCAACGCACTATGGAAGCCATGCAAGACTTAGGGTTACCTGTGGTCGAGTATCCCTCATCAAGTCCTAGCCGAATGGTTCCGGCTTGCTCTAAGTTCTACACCGCTGTCACAGAGGGAAACATAACCCATGATGGCAACCCAACCTTATCTAGACACCTCACCAACGCTGTTATCAAGATTGACAGGCTTGGCCCAAGAATAGTAAAAGAGCATCGAGGCTCACCACGAAAGATTGACGCTGCTGTGGCTGCTGTCATAGCCTTTGATAGAGCAACTGTTGGTAGAGTAGAGTCTGAGGAACTGACTCCACAATTTTTTATTTAGGTTGGTAATGACAGCGACAATACTTCAAGCAGTAGGTATCTTGACAATCTCATTAGGTGCAGGGTTTATCTTTCCGCCAGCAGGTCTTATTTTGCTGGGTGCAGGGCTTCTAATTTTTGGTATAGCGATTGAAAGAAGTAAGTAATGCTAGGTAATCTTTTTGAGCAAAGAGCTGTAAGTTTTCAGACTGTTTGGGGTGCAGGTGAGCCTTGGGGTTTACAATCTGAAGCTGGCGTAAATGTCACAACTAAAAAGTCATTTGAGATTGTTGCTTTCTTTTCAGCAGTCAGCCTAATCTCTGATACTATTTCGACTTTGCCATGTGGGGCGTATCTAAGGATTGGTGCAACACGCCGACCCCTAAACCCTAGACCGATGTGGTTAGACCAGCCAGACATTGACCTAAGCACAAGAGCAGCTTTCTTTCAGCAGGTCTTTTCTAGCTTGTTGGTTCATGGCAACTCTTACACCAGAGTCTTTAGGGATGCACAGGGTCAAGTTGTAAACCTAGTAAACCTAAACCCAGAAAAGATTGAGGTTGAGCGTTCCAAGATTGGTCGCAAAATCTACCGCTACCAAGACGAGGCTAGACCACTAAACAGCGATGAGGTTATCCACATTGTTGACTTGATTATGCCAGGTGAACTAAAAGGCATGAGCCGAGTAGAAACTCTAAAGCAATCACTTGGACTAAACATTGCACTCAGCGATTACGCAGCTAGATTCTTTGGCACAGGTGCATCAGCTCAAGGTGTTATTGAGTTCCCTGGCAACCTGACAAGCGAGCAAGCAAAGCAACTAGCCGATGGCTTTGATGCTAGACACCGCAATGGATCACGCAGAGCGCACAAGACAGGAGTTCTATCTGGTGGAGCTAAGTTTGTAAATACTGGGACTGACCCTGAAGCAAGCCAAGCACTAGAGTCACGCAAGTTTGCTGTTGAGGAAATTGCAAGGGCTTTCAATGTCCCACTTCACCTACTAGGCGTACCAGGAACAGCAAGCTACGCCTCAGTCGAACAAAATAATTTACAGTTTGTTTCTATGACTCTCCGGCCACTAGCCGAAAAAGTCGAGGCAGCTTTTTCACGCCTACTGCCAGGTGATGCTTTTATCAAGTTTCAGTTCAATGATTTACTAAGAGCAGATTTAGTTTCAAGAGTTCAGTCTTACTCGGTTGGTACTCAGGCAGGTTTCTACTCTACGAACGACATCCGCAGACTTGAGGATATGGAGCCTGTTGAGGGTGGAGATCAGTACAGAGTCCCACTTGCAAACATCAACATTACTGAAGCTGATGTGGTTGCTACTGACCGCAAGGTTTTGATGGCTAACCGATTGGTAACATCTGGATTTAAGCCTGAACAAGTTCTAGCTGCTCTTGGATTGCCAACAATCGAACACACAGGTGTGCCAAGTGTAATGCTTCAAGGTGTCGCACAGATTGACCCCAATGACCCTGAAGCTGTTTACGAGGTCTAATGACTGTCAAGACTTATGGCTACGACCTTGTGGCTAATGTGAGAACACTAGTAGTGCCACCCAGCACAGGTGTCCAGCATGTTTGTATTCACAATCACGAACACAGCCAAAACAGAGAAATCTTTATTGGTGGGCCAGATGTAACTTTGACCAATGGCATGCATGCTGTTGCAACACAGACAAGCGTTATTCAATTACTACCAATGGATGAACTTTACGCAATCTCAAGTAATAGCTGCAACCTAAGAATACTGGTGGTCAAATAATGCCTTACTACATTACACAGACAAATCCTGACTGTCCTAACTGGGCTGTTGAGAAAGAGAACGGCGAGCTAATCGCTTGTCACGATTCTAAGCAATCAGCTATTGACCAAGCAGTTGCTATCAGCCTTGCTGAGAAAACAGAGTTTGTTGGCGAAAGAGCAGCAGTAGGCTCACTAGCTATTGGTGACTTTGTTTCTTGGTCGCCACTTGATCCCAAGATTGCCACACAGGTAGAGATGGTTCAAGAGCAGTTTGCTGTGGTCAG